CTTTCCAGCTATGGTCAATTCAAGGTAATGCTCTGTGCCTCCCGTTGGGAACGTCATACCGTTGAGTTCCCCAACTGCCCACCCATCCCCTGCTGCATTCTTGACCTCTGTGGGATTTGCGCTCCCGATTGGTACAGTTATGTCCACACCAGGAACGAACATCGCCCCAGAGATCATACCGGCAGACCCGACGAAATGTAAATCTCCTGTAGCTGAGAATTGAGCATAGTTTGTTGCGCCACCGTCACCGATAGATGTTATTCCAGATCCATCTATAACAAGAACATCATTACTATTTGTCCTCAATTGCAGAGGAATTGCATCTCCAGAATCAATAATGAATTTTGAAGCGGAACTTCCACTAATAAGGACTGCATCACGTAACACAGGAGCAACAAAACTGGATGAATATGAGATAAGATTCAACTGCGCAGTGTCTGATTTCAATAATAACTGTATGTTATCCCCAGGATCAGATCCTGGATTCTCAATCTTGAAAGCGTTCAATCCACCCGCGTTATAAAAGTGAACCCACTGCCCCGGTGTTGCCGTTCCAAAACCCATCGATGCATTCGTTAGATTGGTTGGGAGAAATATAAGTGAATCATCAGGGTCACCGCCAAGGGCTGTTTTGTAGATGGTCCAATAATTTGCACTATTTCCAGACTGTTCGAAGCGAATCTCACCTGGGACGGCCTGATCAGCAAATCGAAGCAGCGATGGGTTGCCAGCCCCACCACCTTCCATGGTGATATCACCGCCCTGCTCAATGACGATTCCGCCACCAGCCTTAATCGTAATTGCCTCAGCATCACTTGACGATATCCGTATTCCATTGGTGGGGTCAACCGTTACGAAGTTGTCAGCATCATTAACAGCAGCAAACCCGTAGATGGTAGATACATAATCAAGAATCCCGTCCAGGTTCCCCATCCGGGTTCGGACGTTCGCACCTTCCACGATGTCGATCCGTGGTCCCGCAGGTTCTATCAGGACATAATTGACAGTCTTGCCCACACGAAGCCTACCAGGTAGCGCATTGGGTGGATCACCGCTTGTAGGTGTCCCATCCGGACCTGCAATCGTCGGGCTATAGGTGGTGGTGCTATCCCCTGTGTGGTCGGCCAGCGTGACATCAGACGACCCCACATCGTCATAATCATCCAGGGCCGCGCTTGTGGCATAAGCCACCACCTTCATGTTCAGGTCCAGGTCCAGGTCAACACTGTCCACAAAGACGGCCACGCTGGGTCCATACTCGCTGTCATTGATCGTCAACACGTCATCGGGCAGGATCTTCATCTGCTGTGGCCACATGGTGAAACTGGCTTGTGCAGACTTCAGGATCACCCGTTGTAGCGATAGGGTTCGCAGGTCTTGACCTTGCTGGGTGTCATCCACCAGATGGAAATTGAGCCTGTCTGTGGCGGGGGAATCCGTTGTGGATTTGGCAGGGACAAGCAGGGGGAACAACCTGTGCTGTGGTTGCCCACTCTTGGGGATGTTGACATAGGCACTATCTGTCACTGCCACATTGACCGTCTTCCAGTCAAAGCTATCTTCCTCGATGTCGTTGACAGTCAGGGTGGTCTGGCTGGCCTTGGACAGCACCCGAAGGTTGATCTGATCCCCTACCTCAAAGTAGCTGTGACACATGTTGAGCAGTGCAGCCAGCACTTCTGTCCGTTTCTCCTGGAAGAACCACCCCCCGTTCCAAACAAGGCCGGTCAGACTGTCCGATGACCACTCACTGAAGACAAGCTCTGCAGCACCGCCAGCCGTGTCGTTGAAGTCTGTTGCCGCAAAACCCATGCCTTCGATGCTGTCGGTCATGACGTACCGGATGATGGATGCTGGTCCACCTATCGTGTAATCATCGCCATTGTCCCAGTCACCACTGGACATTGTCGCTGTGATGTTGGTCCCTGTGTTGGCAGTGATCAATCCATAGCTCTGCTGGGTACGGTTGACCACATATGCGCCGACAAGGCCACTGGCAGGCCAAGAGGCACCAGAATCGGTCAAGGATGCCTGGTTGTTGCCACCATCATGGGTTCCGATCTGGGAACCGTTAATGAACTTGGTCCGTTCCTTTCTGAATTTAGTCGGCACGTCCTCAAAAAAGTCGTTATCAAACCATAGGCCATTCGCGTCCGCCACCCCATCGTTATCACTATCCATAATGATAGGCTGGAACACTCGATAATTGACCCCGCCAAGTGCCTTAGTCGATTGGGTGAAGGTAAACCCACCACTGGTCCAGACAGTAGGCGCGCTGCTTCCACCCATCGTTCCCCTGGGCGATCTGACCTCATCAACAGTGTAAGCCCCGTCTGCCAATCCCAAGACATAGAACCTGTCAGTGTCACCGCTCACGTATATTGATCGCAATGGGATATAGGGCGTACCGAACACCACCGGCACGCACATATTGTCCAGGATTCTGGGGGTAGGGTCATCCGATGGTGACAGGTTTTTGATCAGTTGAAGGTTCGGCCACATCCCGTCTATGCGATCCGTAACAAAGTCTACGCATTCAAGCTTGGCCGTCTGGTACTGGATCTTGACTACCTTGACCCGATACTTGGCAGATGCCATCACCCTTTCATCGGACCCATCAGAAATCACCAGCTGGAGAAGGACCTCTGCATCTTGCAACTCTAAAGCGGTAAGGACCGCGCCTTCCAGTTCTAACTCTTCCCCATCCTCTGCCAGCAGCGCATCCCCGCTCTCTTCCTGAATCACGCCCCCCAGCGTGTCACTCAGAAGATTGAACTTGAGACGGGAAGGGGCTATCATGTTCAGTCCAGACTTGCTTCGTGTCCACTTCAGACGGGTAAAGCCCGTAATTCCTTCGGTGAACAGGTTTCCCCCGAAGCTGTATTCCTTCAGGGATCGCCTATAGACATGCCCTTCCGGCGTTGTGATGGTCCATAACCACGACTGGTCCATGTCATCGGATGTGGCAATGGAAATCTGTGTGGCATCGTAGGATCTGCTCATCAGTCGTTAACCCTGTCTATTACAACCAACCGGATGGCGGTAAATCCCTGCGTGGTCAGGATGGCAGTGATATTTCGGTTGATTTCAGAATCATCAAACTTGCAGATATAAACGTGACCATCTGTGGGGTGGGTGAACTTGAAGGACCTGGCCAGCCCCTTACCCTTGGCCACATCGAAATAGTAATCAAAGATGATCCCCGCGTCAGAGGTCGTGATAGCGTCCCAGATCAGCAGGAACCAAAACCGTGGGGTGGTGTTGCGTGTGGTGGTCATGAACCCAGCACCATCGGACTGGTGGCGTCTCTGTCCGGGAAATCCACCCCGTTCGGTCAAGGTCCTTTGTGGGGTCACGGCCAGATTTGCTGCAACGTAATCTGCCGTAGCGGTCCCTGGTAGATAATCGTATGGTTCTTGGGCTGCCATGTGTCCTCCCTAATCGATAAACCCGGATCGGGGGATGTCGATGATGATCTGCCTTGTCTCATCATTGGTTTCCAGCAGATCGTTGACCGTAGCCGTTATGATTCCCCCCCCAAGATCAATATTGATAGTGGTGGGGACCACAGTGACAGTCTGACCAAAGTCAATATCGTTGGTCCCAATGACCTTACCTGTAAAACCATCTGGCACCTGCAATAGTCCCGGCCAGTCAGGTGTAGATACGAAGTTGCCCCAGTTTAATTCATCCACAATCTCTGCCCATAGGGGAGATGCCAGGATTGACGGCCATGCGGGAGATGCAACAAGGTCCTCCCATTCTGGCGTCAGCACAAAGGCTTTCCAATCCACATCCGCCACAAATTCCGGCCACGCCAGAGAGGTAATGAAATCGTCCCAGCCGACATCGCCAATAAAGTCTGTCCAAACGGGTGATGTAACGAATGCATCCCAATCCACATCAGATAGAAACTGCTTCCATGGCGGGGATCGTATGAAGTCTCCCCAGTCCACATCACCGATGAACGTATCCCAATCCACATCCGGTATATCCACCTCGATATCAAAAAGATCACGGAGTTCATCCCTGGAAGTCGATAAGGACTCAATGTAGGTATTGGTGGCACCGGTCAGCCCTTCAGTTGCGCTCGCCAGATCTTCAAAGGCCACCCCAAGGAGTTCTGCCTGTGACTGCAGAAGATCGGTCTTCACACCTTCAAGGCTTTCCCTTACCGACTGGATCAGTGCCAACTGGTCACCACCGAACGCCTCCTGGAAGCGGAGAAAGTCGGGCAGGAACGTGGTCAGGCTTTGGATCGCCATAGTGACCACATCCGGATCTTCGCTCCTGGTGAGTGCCATTAGCTGGTCAAATCTGTTCTGGAATGATTCACGGCTCTGTACCGGTGCAAACTCGCCAAACTCCAGGGAATCAAGCAACTGGTTTATGCTGCCTATGTTCTTATCATTTTGCGCCACCTGCTTCATTGTAAGGGACTGAATCTGCTTTTGCACTGCCAGTTGCTCAGTCAGTATGTCACGTGCGTCGTCAAAGTAGGTGGTGGATACTGTGTCCAGATGATCAAACGTGGCTGACAATTCGTCAAAGCTGGCCTTGAGTTCGGCTATGGTCTTTGGTCGGGCACCCACACCGGCACCTGCAATTTGTCCCTGCAGATCCAGAATGGTTGTGGCCTGTGCCAGTTGCTGTGCGGCAACGCTCACCGCTTCTGCTTCTGATTCGGCTGCAGCAATGGATGCTTCCAGGGCCGGGATGAACCCATCACCGGCTGACTCTATTGTCCTGTTCAGGATGTTCAGGGCCTTCTCTATGTTGGATGTGGTCAGCGCCTCGAAATCTTCGGGTCTGATCTTGGGTGGACGTGACAGATCAGGACCGGCAACGGCAAATCCGGAAAGGAAGCCTTCAGGCACGTCAGATGGGGTTATCAGTCCCATTTCTATTCCCTGCAGGATAAGACCACTAATCTCTGACAATCTCACGTTGATGGTGGCATCTGTTGCTTGCTGTACCGCATCCACAAGATCCTGTCGGTTCTGGTCTTGGAAATTAAAACTGGATATGGCTTCTATTCGTGGGTTGGCCAGTATGTCAAAGTCCTGTGCTGCAGCAAAGCCGGTCCCGCCACGGATGGTAGATGGTCCTCTATCAAGCAGCCCACCAAGAACCCCACCAAGAAGAGCGCCAATGATAAGACCAACACCAGGGAGAGCGAATCCCAGGGCTGCAGTAACTGCCCCGCCAATGGCCGTATCAATCGCTGCTGTGGTGACCAGGAACCCAAGGGATTCGCCCAATGCAAACCCTGCTGCAGATCCTGCAGCCCCACCCAGTTGGCTACCTGTACCACCACCACCGGCCTGTTCACCGATGGAAGCACCCAGCACAGTTCTTCCCAGTGGTGATCCGGCAAGTCCGAAAAGTCCGGTAAGGTCACCGGCAATCAGTTTCTGTGCTGCCATTTGTGCAAGTGCCCTCCTCCAGATCGACATCAGGTCATTGGCAAACGCTTCGAAGTCTGTGGTGGTTCCGGAAAGCAGATCTTCGAACATATCAGCAAAGCCATTACGGGTAGTATCCAAGAACTTGTCCATAGCCTGTGCAGCGATCTCCGAGTTTGTCTGCAGGTCCTGCACCCAACGCTTCTGCGCAACCCGCATCGCATCTATCATCGAACCAAAACGGATAGTCTGATCATCCTGCAACTGCTCCAAACGATTGAAATACCACTGGTTGAGAAGGTCCTCGTCCTTGATTAGCGATTCAAACTGGGTACGTTCCTGATCCAGCAGTTTCTTGGACAGTTCAAAGTCGTTGACTCGCAGGTTTCCCATGTCGGCAAATATCCGCTTCATGGCGGTGAGTTGCGCCTGGCTGGTCTGTTGTGCACCAATGACCTTGACCAGGGCCTTGATCTTGTCTGTCTGTTCCTGTGTGAGCTTGATACCTTCCTTGAGCTGTACCTTGTTGATCAGGGTCAGAGCCTTGCGCATGGTGGTGGTCTTGCCAATAAGGCTTGCCTCCAATTCCAGCTTGGCAATCAGTTTGTCATAGCTGGACAGGGTCGGTGCTGGAACCGGAGGTGGTGGTGTGACGACTGGTAAATCCACAACAGCAGGGAGTTCAGGGGGTTTGATCCCCAGCATTTTATCTGCCATGGTCTTCCAGTCTGATGCTATCCCTTCAGTGGTAGCACGCCAGTTTGCACCCAACTGATCGTTGTCTGCGCTAATGTCGTCAACAAACTTCTGCCATGCAGCCCCACCAGCCACTTCCCTGAAAGCATCAAAGCTAAGAGCTTCCTTGAAGCCATCCAGGTCCCCACGAAGAAGAGCACCAAGAGCCTGGTTTATATCAGAAAATATGGTTTTAATAGATGGTAGCAATTCGATTATTGTCTTTACCAGATTGTCAAACTGTTTACCTATGGATCGAACCGCCACGATGGCATCCCCTACCATAGCAGTAAAGAGTCTCCCCACAGCCCTTATGACAACTGTGAAAAGGCTGATGATATCGTTTCCCCACTTGGTAAGAAATGAAACAAACTCGTTAAATGTAGACCTATCAGCTACTTGCTTCTGTGCATCCTTGATCCCACCTTCTATCTTGGCCAGTTCCTTTTCTGCACGGTCAAAGCTGTCAAAGATGGCATCTGGAAAGGCAGACAGTAGGTCCCAAAGACGACCAAAGTCAGCAATCAAGGATTTTAGAACAGATTCACTGGTCAAGATCTTGATCACTCCTGTCAGATCTGTGACTGATCCTGCAAGGCTCTTGTTTGCACCGGTCAGGTCAGAAACACGCTTTATGGCCTGGTCCACTTCATTGCCTAAAACGGTGAAAGCCTGTCCCACAGTCAAAGTCATTTTGCCATATTCTGTATTTATGACATCGGACTGTGACAGCAATGCTTTTATAACAACCTCTGCCGTCAGCTTGCCAGCTGCGCCGAGTTCCCGAAGCTTGCCTATACCTATCCCCATGCCAGCAGCCATGGCCTGTGCGAGCCGTGGGGTCTGTTCCATGACGGAATTGAGTTCTTCACCCCTCAATGCCCCAGCGGCCAGGCCCTGTGACAACTGAATGATTGCCGCATTTGCTTCTGTTGATGAAGCACCTGAAACTATGATAGCTTGGTTGATGGTCTTGGTCGTCTGCAGGAGATCCTTCTGTGTTATGTCTAACTGCCTGGTGGATCTTGCAACCCTGGCATACAGGTCTGCTGTGGACTGAAAAGCAGACCTGGTTTCATTCGAAAGGTCAAGCAAATCCTTCTGGGTACGAATCAGATCTTCAGTCCCATCTGTGACCAAGGACAGCCTACTTTCAATCAAGGTCAGTGCATCTGCCGTTTTAACGAACTGACGCACTATGATACCTGCACCAAGACCAATGAAGGCACCTTTTAGGCTCAACACGGAAGTTCTGATGGTTGCCAGCTTCTTACGGGTCTTGCCCACGTAGGTGTCCATAAGCGTGCCAGCCTTACGAAGGTCACTTCTAAGCGGGTTCAGATCTGCACCCAGTGTCGCGTGTAGCGTTCCAAGATCCATCAGACCTTTCCTTTCTTAGTGTTGGTCCTTTTCTTCTCTGTCCTTCTGGCTCTCAGGCTTCTCGGTGGCCGGTCAAGCGGTGCCCTTTGTCTTATCCTGCTTGCCCTTACCATGCCCATCATGAATTCTTTCATGTCTTCCACAGACTGTTTTTCCGGATTGCCTTCACTATCCCACTTGGGCATGAAGTCTTGTGGCTTGACTGGTTTCCACTGACCCTTCTTACTGTTGATATATCCTGCAAGATTAGTCACAGTCGAACAGATCACGGCCATTCTGTAGTCAGCACGCTGTTCACCTATCGGTTCAAGGAAGTTTTCAGCTTCCCATTCCATGATCTGTTCTACCGTCAACAGGTCCAGGAGAAAGTCAGGGTGTGGTATCCCTAACTCTCTACAGAGTCGGAACTGGAATCGGCGTCCTGGCCGCCGTCGGAGTTTTTTATCATCTTGTCTCGGTCTTCATTACTGATCTTGTTCAGGGCCTGTGCCTTATCGACTATGGTTTCCATCCGCTTTGCACCCATATTCTGGGACATGGTTTCATAGTCTTCAGGAAGAAATATCAGTTCCCCGTCTTCATCGCATGCCGTCCGCACCACCAGCTTTGCACGGAAGTCAGTGGGGGACCGTTCATAGTCGGTAACCTTTCCATCCTTGTCCTTGATTTCGGACATCAGGGACATTTCCCAGCCTTCTTTCTCCCTGGCTGTCATCTGCTTGACAAAGATGTGTCCGCCATCGTCAAAGTCCACTCGATCAATCTTCAGATCTTCTTTTGCCAGTAGGTCGTCACGTGTGAGCATTGCCATTGTGTTTCTCCTCTTGATTAGGTTCTTGCTATGGTTAATCCATGATTAGGATTTGGGCAAATGTTATGGTAAATTATGGAATCTATGCACCAGCACTGGGGCCACTGCCTGACTCCACGGTAATCGGTCCGGAAATCTTGATGGTGATGTCTACCGTTATCTTATCGTTTGTCGGGATGTTGAGCGGTAGCTCTGTAACAAGCCCTCCGAATTCAAAGCTGGTAGTGTCATCATCGGGCAACACGATTTCATAATTCTGCTCCGTGTCGCTTTCAAAGTCCGTCTTCATGATGTTGTAGGTGGCACGTGTGAAGTTCATATTCAACGTGATTGCTCCTGGATCGCGCAACCCAGCGATGAAGGTCATGTATCCACCAGGTGTGTCCAGTGCAGTGGTGTCTATGGTGGTCCTTGACATCGTTGGTCCACCAATCGACACAATTTCTGCTATCTGGACCCATGTCCCAGAGCCCGTGTCCCACCTACGAAATTCCGTCCCTTGTGTTCCTGTTGCCATACGTTCTCACCTCCTAACTTCTTTGGACCTGAAAGTTGGTAAAGAATCTTGCCCGATTGTTTTTATCCCAGTCCAGCAAGGCAGGTTCGCTGGAGCAGACAATCGAGTGATATAAAGTCCCGTTCCACGTCTCGGGTCCTTTGCCGTGAAGCAGGGTCTTTATCGAGTCAATAAGCGCCCATCCCGTGCCATAGTCGGTGTTTCTGACTCTGATGTTGATGGACGGTCTATCATAGGTGCTGTCTGCACCCAGTGTCACATCGGGTGGTCCACCTGGCGTGTCAAATATCGTGACACAGTTTGCGTTAGCCGCTGCTGTAGGCTCTCTGCCATAGAAAAGATCAGTGGCAAAGACAAGGCCGAGTCCAGCCACAATCATGTCCTTGAAGTCTCTGGATGTTGGATTCATATGACCTTGGCCTCCTTTTCGATTATGCGAAGAATCTTTGGAGCTTCGCGCTTCAAGGCTGCTTCAAAGAACTTTGCGCCGGTTGCCGCCTTTATGGATCCATCTTCAGGCTGACTAAATTCAGCACCAACATTTTCATGGACGAATACAGCATAGAATGCTGAAAAACCCATCCTTATGGCAGGGTTTTTTGACAACACACCAGCCTTGGATTCAGTCACAACAGATGAATGGTCACCACCCAACTTACCCGCATCATCCCCTTGAAATGATGCCACTGATCCGGCCTGTGTGTTGCCTTCCGATGTGACGGAAAAGTAGCTTGCACGTAGATTGCCAAGGTCTACCGGTATTGAAGGCGCATTGTTTTCCATGCTTCTACGAACAGCTATAGAGGCCCTGATCAGCCCCTTCATTGTTCCACCCTCGATCTTCTTCAGGGCCTTGTTCAGGTTCTTGATCACACCTTCAATCCCTGATCCTTTTACAGCCATTACAACCTCGCATTCCTTTGATGTCTCACACCATCGCTGTTGGTCTTGATCAGTGGCGTTTTGTCAAAGCGTATGATCCTGAATGCCGTGGATATCGTTTCTGGTGATGCCTCCTGTGAAGAGTCAAGATCATCCAGGTCACCAAGAAACAGCAACCCTTCTTCATCCACGTCCTGGGCCACCTGGACCCTGGAATGGGACAGGATCTGGTCACCGTTGGATACAGTGATCAGTTCGTTGACGTCCACCCACCGGCAACTGATTTCCACAGGATCGGCATATGTGAATCCACCGCTGCCGTCCGCTGTGGGTGTGCCCCAATATACGGCCGTCTGGTCAAGATTGCGATTAGGAAAACGTGCCATGTTCAATCCTCCACAAACACCTTTGTGTCTGACGGTAGTATGAAGACCACCGCTTTCATCAACTTGATAGCCAACCGGATACGAAGCGTGACCTTCTTGACATTCGTGACCCTGATTCTGACCTGGTGCCTTCGCATTATGTCCGTAAGGTCCATTTCTATAGTCTTGAAAGGTTGTACCATTGGGGATGACCTCCTATTCGAAGCTGGTGATGGCCGTGATGGTGACACGTCTTTTACCAAGAGCCTTGGCCATCTTGCCCGTTGTATCAAGAACCTTGACCTGCTGCCCGTAATATGTGGCATCCAGTCCCATTGCCGTCTTTCCCTGGTAGACTATGGCAGCTTCATCGGCTTCTTCCCTTTGGGCTTGCTGGTCCCTGGTGCATGCAATAAAGTGGGCTGTCAGCCACTTTTCTATGGATGCCTTCTGTGCAGAAGACAGTGAAGTGTCAGATCCAAGCACGTCCGTCACGATAGGGTTGGCATCAGAAATGAACGCTTCCACTATTGGATCGTCCAGATCAGTATCCAGTATCAGCTTTACGTCTGTTGCTGTTGTCCTGTTTGCCATTTACTGCCTCCCTATTTCTTCCTTCGGCTTTTCCATAATTTTGGATCTACGAAACTCAATGCTTCTGACTTCCAATCCAGTCCCAGCCAATCGATGGTTTCCATTATCTGCTTGTAGTCACCACCCACCATCCTTTCTGGCCATACGATCTTGGCATTGATGCCATGGGTGATCATTTCATAGAACCTAGCTTCGTGCTGCCTGACCCACCAGATCCATCCGTCCCTTTCGTCCTTTGCACCAACTGCAGACCTGAACTGTTCCCGTGTAAATGCCCGCATGAAGTTGGTCTTGATGCATGATGTGGCAATATCACCCGTCCTTCTTCTGACTATGATCCACTTGGCATCCGGAAAGGCATAATGCCACACTGGCCACATCAGGCACATCTTGGCCCCCTTATACATCCATGGCGTGCCGTCCTTGTAGCCTTCGCTCTTGATCACGCCTTCCACTCTGGCTTTCCAGTCATTAGGGATGTTCAGACCGTCGATCTCAGGCAGTGGGTATTGCCCCATGTGATCGACTTTGATGTCCCGAAGATAAGGCTTGACCACGTTCTGCCTGATGCTGGCATTTTCAAACATCCCCTTGGCGTTGTTGCTATTTGGTCCTGACATGTTTCCGCCAAAAGCGCCACATATGTTGATCATCCCGGCCACCATACTGGTCCCACTTCTTGCTGCCCCAGTGATTAGGATTGGATCCTTCATTTCCAGTTCTCCTTTACCCAGTCGTCATTCACTTGGTGAGGTCTAGGGCTGCCATGAAACCGGACAATGGATGCACCATGTGGAAGTCCGTTTTTACAGTCTCGCTTATAGGACAGGACCTGGCCAGGCAAGTATCTCTCCCACATCCCTACCTGCTTTGGCGCAAGCTGTCTTTGCAGGTATCGCCGTTCGGAACCCTTGGTGATGCCTTCAAGTGAGGCCCTTCTTTCCCCCAGGAGTGGTTCCCATAAAAGCTTGTTAAGTTCACGGCAAGTCCTGAATCCGATCACGCTGCCGCCCAGACGCTTTTTTCTATATGCACCGATGCATGTGACAAGCAGCTTTCTGTTTAGAGCCAGGACCTGCCTTATCACAGGGGACAAATCCCCAACGATTATGCAGTCAAGGTCCAGACACAGGACGTGCTTTCTAAGGTTTGCCTTTTTGGAATACATAAACATCTTCTTTAGATTCCACCTGAAGTTCGGAATGTCCAGCGCACGAGTTTCCACTCCCGATATCTGCACATCCATGTTGTCTGTAAATAGGATAATTCTATAGTCGATGTCGTCAGGGATATGCAGCTTCACACCGGCAACCAGCTTTTTAATATAGGCCGTGCCCATGCCTGGTAGACCTTCCGGCCATTTGTCCCACCAATAGATGACAATGTCAATTTCTTCAGCTACACGTTCAACTTCAACCGGTTCAGGACCGTGTTGTCTTTTGCGTTTCCTGAATGGTACTGGTTTCTTCTTTTTCCATTTTGTTTTATCATATGGAACACCAATAAGCCTACAGAACCAAGGTCTTGATCTTGCATCTTCGTCCCATGGATTCACCTTCCCGTTGAAATGAATGATCCTGGCATCTTTTGGGGTTTCTTCCCAATACTTGGCACCGTCCTGGGTGTGATAGATGCCCACGTCATCGGGAAACACCATGCAGTCCTTGGCCAGGTTGTAGCTCAACCAGGCTTGATCAGATCCACGCCAGCCTTCAAGCATTGCAGCTTCAATTCCTTCTGTGGAAAAGTCATCCCATATGTGTGTCATAGACCCTGTTCGAAGCAGCCAGGTGCCACCACCTATCCGCTTATATGGGACCTTTGCCTTCACCTTGGTGGTTTCTTCAGACCTGGGACGCCAACCCACGAAGTCTTCAGTGAAGTCAAAGACTGGTTCTAAGCTGTTCACGACCAAGCAATCAATATCAGTCATCAGGATACGATCACCCAGGGCCTTGGCTTCTTCAGAAAACAGCCACAGCCTTCTATAGCTCGATGGTAGATGGCCCTTCTTTGAACCTGTCGGATTTAGCAGACCAAGTGTCCACCTGGCATCTTCTGGAAGTTTGAACAGTTCGACATCATCACTGAAGCCATCTTCTTCGTCTGTGATGCATATGAACCGGTGGGGAACAGCCAGGTGCTTGTGTACCATGATGGCAAGCTGGTTCACATGTTCAGGAAGGTAATTCCTGACACCGTCATCCCATAGAAAACATACAACACTAATGCTTTCGTCCTGGATGCTTTCCTTTTCGGTTCTTTCTTCGCTCGACATCTTTGATTTCCTTTACGATCTCATTGGTTATGAATTCAGTTGTCATGTCAGATGTGTCAAACCGTAGAATGTTGCACTGCCTTGCCTTCAGAAATCTGATATATTTCTTGTGTGCCCTCATACACCGAAGGGTCTTGTCAGGACGGCTTCTATCCCCACGCAGTTCATTTCTTGCAAATAGGACATCCTTGCTGGCAGTGACATAGACCAGGATGTCAGGAAGTGGCACATGCTTGAAGTACCATTCAGCTTCTTCTGGAATCCTGATGGCCAATGAAAAGCCGCACAGGATCAACGCTTCATCAAACACTATCCAGTCCTTGCTCTTCTTTGCATCCCAGGCTGCTGCCAGGGCGTTCAATGTCTTTAATGGCAGGGACTTGAAGCTTCGTTGGCTGTAGATTTCTTCAACACCTTTCCCAAAGGCGCCCCACTTCTTCGGGATCTTACGGGCCACGGAAACCACTGACATCTTTTCCATGCCCCTTTTCCTAAGCGATTTCACAATGCTTGATTTGCCAGCCGTTGGTGGTCCGGTCATTTCTATACGCATGGTGTCAACCTGTATATGTCATTGCCTTTGTTGCCTACGTGGAAGACTTCGTCCACCTGGTATCCGATGGTGGCCACCCAGGACGTGAAGTCAGCACGTGAATGGTTCCACAGGGAATTGCTTTTGCAGAAGGCTTCACCTTCCTTGGTGCGTATATTCACGATCAGTATCCCAGCAACACGTGCCATTTCGGTCAGTGCATCCAGGACTTCATCTGGTTCAAACCATGCAAACAGACGAATACAGACTGCCACGTCAAATCGCTTGTGATCGAAGTGCAGATGCCTTATGTCACCCACACGAAGATCATGCATCCCTTTCTTTCGAGCTTCTTCAAGCATGTCATGTGAGGTGTCAACGCCTGTCACATTCAAGCCTCGTTGCCTGTAAAGATAATTAAACCGACCAGTACCCACCGGAACGTCCAGAACGGTGTTAGCATCCACGGGCAGAAGTGTTTCCACTCCGTTGTTTTCCATTATCCATTTTGACTTTCCAGCCCTTTTTGATTCGTATCCAGTGGCTCCTTTACCCCTATACCTTCTTCCAACCTTTTCAGCACCCATCACACCACCTTTTCAACGATACAGCTTGCCCACTTTCGACCTGCCCACTCTTTGAATATCCGAAATCCGTGCTTGGTGAATTCCATGGCCAGGTCATGCCCGTTTTCCCAGAACAGGAAATTTTGACTCCCGGCCATATAGGTCTTTTGGTCCGGCTTGTCCTTCAGCATTTGCCTTTCGGACATCATGAAGTAGAACCTACCACCTGGCTTCAAGATCCGGTGGACTTCAGTTGCCAATTTGCCCACGTCGTAGCAGTGGTCAATCGAGTTGGTGAATGCATTTTCAAAGCTATCATCATCAAACGGGATGTCATGCCAGTCACCCTTTTTGACCAGGTGCTTGCTTCCTATTGGATGCAGGTCTATCCCCTGTGAACCGGGAAAACCCACCCCCCTGGCCGCTGCAACTTCGCATCCGGTTCTTGCCCCAAGGCACAAGATCTTGCCCGGAAGAAGGTCCGATTTGGCACTGTCCAGGATCTGGACAAACCGCCTCTTTCTTTTGGCCCTTGACTTGTCCGAGATAAGCCACTTTCGCTTGCCAGGGTTGTTCCCCTTTTTCCCCTGCTGCACAACGTAATCGTCATAATCACCCCTCTTCTGGATTACCATGTCTAATCACTCTCTCCTTTTCCCGTTGAAGGTGTTCAGGTTTGGGGGCTTCTTGCTTGGTTATTGAATGGAAGTCACCCTTGATCACCACGCCATTGGTGAACTTTATGTGGCCTTTCTTTACCCCATGTCCACAGCATGCACGCCACACACCAGGTAGATTTGAAATGCAGGGATCATGCCCACCGAAGTCTGCAGGGGACTTCTTGCACTTTGGACATACCTTGTTTCCACCAATTCCAACCAGGCTATCATCGTCCTTGTACTTGTATGCTGGTACGTCTTCATCGACGTAAGCAGGATGACCATAGCGAAATGTCGGATGCTTTCCCATAGTTTTAATACCCCAGCATTTGAATGTCTTGTTTATACCGATGGGCTATTGCCGTCTTCATCTGGTCCGTCAATGCCGGTTTTTCAGCCGTGGTCTTGTTTTCCCACATGAGGTCTGGAATGTTCCTGCTGCATCGATCCTTGAAAATCTTCTGCACTCGCTTCCACCCCTTTGTCAGGTCTTCAAACCGGATCAGCAGGTCCGGTGGTCCATCACGAAACAGTAGCAGGTGTTGTGACTTCAGATGTTTTTCTGCCTTTTCATCCGTGATGGATACCACCAGATTGATATAGTCTGCAAATGGCATTTCCTTATAGAAGCCCAGATCCCGAAGAAGGGGCTTGACAGCTTTCCGCTGGACCAGCTTTTCGGCATAGATGCTTCGTATCTTTTCCATGGGATTCCTGCAGAAGGCTATCCTGAAATAGTCCAAGCATCTTTCATTCCTTTTAAGCCGGTGCAGTGCATCACGTGCAGTTTTGTCAAACGGTTCCATATATGCTGATGCCAGTGTCTTCTTGACGGACGTACATGCAGCCTTTGGCGCTGCATAGACCATAATTCTTGCATCTGGAAAGGACAGTGCTGTGCCACTCTGCTTCATAGATCAACCTTTCTCCAGTCAAATCGAAGTGGGTTCTGGCCCTTGACCCTTCCTTTCCTTCGATGATTGTTCTTAAATTCGACCTTATCACGGCTCAGATCCCACACGGAAGCATCTGGCACCACACTCCTTGTGTAGACTTCAAGGTGGATGTCTTCAAAGACCTGGGCTTCCCCTGCTGTCCTTTTCATCATCTTCAGGAACGGACCACCACCACCCAGGCTGCCAGAATAGTCTTCATCGTATCCACCCGCTTCCCAGTATAGATCCCTGGTGCATAGGTAGGAATCGATGTGTGGCTTGATCGGTCCATATTCCATGCCATCATGAATCGTGTCCTTCTTCCTGGTGTCATCGGCCACGCCCACCCTGAACCTTGAAAACCGATACCAGCAGTCTGTGTCCAGGCTTGTCTGTAGCAGCTTGCCTGCACTGTCAACTGGAAGCACATGGTCAATATCAACGTGAAGTATCCATGGGGTGTCAGCCAGGTGTGCCCCCAGGTTCCTGGCCCCTTCCCTGTTCCAGGGGATGTCAGTGTCAATCCGGTATAGGTCCACACTTGGCAGACTTCTTTCTGGCCAACACGGAAGGATGTCCTCTGCTGGCTCTGGACTGCAGTCATCAACGACTATCACCCTATACCCAGGTGGATACAGGGCTATGACTTCAAGCTGCTTCTGAAGCATGACTGGTGCCCTGTAGTATGGTATGATGACTGTGATATTCGCTGTCATGCTTCCACCAGTGGCAGTATCTTCTTTTTCCTCCACAACCCAATCGATTCTGGGACCAGTGCCCTGGTGACCTTGTCCACGCTCTCCAGTGACGGGATCTTTCTCCCTCCATGCCATTTGATATACATCCTGTCAAACCAGGGGATCAGCCCTTCTGCATGCAGGTGGGGGATGATTTCGTATTCTGCCCCTTCTGTATTGATCTTGATCCAGATTTCGTCATCCTGGGTGAAGTTGGACTTGATGTATTCGGCAAGATCGATGGTGTCAATTTCCAGGGGATTGTCCTTGCTCACCAGACCCGTTGTCTTGTCACTATACATGCTGCCACTCTTTTTCTTGCCCTGGTACAGGATGCTGGTTCCATTGGACTTCCATGCAGCAGCAGGGATGATGGTGATGTCCCGATATTCACCCAGCAGTTCTACATTGGATGGTAGTGGTTCAAAGCAGTGGATTTCAAACTGGTCAGATTCGGGATGGTTTTTTCTGAAGAACCGGATGCTTGATCCTTCTGCAGCACCGACATCTAAAAATACCCTTTTCATAGTAGTTCCTTCAGCTTCACTTTTGGAAAGTCCGTGATTGAACTTTCAGGGCTTGCATTGATGATTTCAATTCCCCTCTTTTTGGCATCGTGGGCAATAGGACCGAACCCCATCAGGTGACGATTGTAAGTCCTTTTTATCCGATCTCTCTTGTTCTTGATGTCCCTTGGGTTGCCGTGGCTGCCATGCCAGTGGGTAAGCCCTGACTTGATATCTTCAATACGCATGTCAAACCCTAGCAGGATTATCCGCTTGACACCAAAGTGTGCAGCCATGGATATTGATGCAGCCCCACTATTGTCATTCCAAGAAACAAAAGACGTTCTCCGTGATATGCCCTTCTTGTGACCCTTATCACGTCCCAGATACTTGATGCTCTCTGACAGGTCCACAGGCTTTCTTTCAAACCGATTGCAGCAAGTCACCTTCAGCCCTGGCCATTCAGAAAGCTTCTTCTGGTGAACCATAAACCAGGAACAGTCACCAAAGAACAGGACGTCAATCCAGGTTCCTATCTGGTACACGTTATTTATACCGATCACGTGCTTACCATGGATCGGTGCAAGGAAGTCAGAATAGGCTGATGGAAGCTGTGTCCTGTTGGCCACGGCCTTGACCACATCCTTGGGAATGCCAAACTGTTTGGCGATAGAAGGGCCACCACCGATGATCCAGCATTCCCCATCCTGCCACAACGGTGGAGCTGTCCACTTCATCAGTCGTTCAGGCTTTCAAGGAGTTCGTCTGCCGCTGCTTCCCTTAAAGCACTTTCATTGATTGGCTTGCCTGTTTCAATATTGACCACATCGAACCAACCTGCAGACCTCTTTTCTATCTTGTATTCAGGGTCTTTGCCATCGGTGTCAGCACCTGTGTCGTCAGCCACATCTGTGGCAGTAGCTTCACCAGCAGCACCTGTGGCGTCGTCAGCGCCTTCATCTGTTCCATCTGCGCCATCCTGTTCGTTGGCATCTGTTGCTTCTGTGGCATCACCCGGGCTTGTCACATCAAGATCAGCCAGTGCCTGTCTTTGTTCTTCGTTCATGTCTTTGGGGTCTGTTGGGACCTTTTTGAATTTCGTGCTTTTGGGACTGATAACTCTGTCCAGGTTTGTCAGTGCCGTAGGTAGTGAATCCACAGGGATTAAGACGTCACGGAATGCTTCAGGAACTTCACTGGGGAATGCCCAGAATTTCTGGTTTTCCTTGATCGGTTTACGGTTGCCGTTCTTCATCAAAAGCTGAAAGGTGCCACCACCCTTCTTTATCCACTGGATCTTTTCTTCTTCAACTTCCAATGCCACATCTGGTGCGTTTGTTGCATTCATGATTAGCCTCCAATCTTTGTCCCCCACCCAGCAAGACGGTGGGGGAAAGCAACGTGATTAGTCGCATTCATTTCACAGATCATATCACCACTACACGCTGTAGTGTGTGACACCGGAATTTCCGGCCTGATCGGATCTGACCTGGGGGACCTGGATGGTCATCACCTTGTACTTGGTGATCATCTTTCCCTCAGTTTCCCATTCAACGTTCTGCATCCCAAGACCACGGACAAGGCGAACCACATCTGAAGTCATCTGGACCAGAAGAACAGATCCAGCAGTCAGTGTATCAATCACCTTCACTTCATTGATCCCTGACACCTTTAGGATACGCTCACGGATTGTCGTCCCTGGGGTGGTTGCATCATAATCCCCATCCAAGGTTGTTTCGTAATCAGTTGGCACATAGAGCGACCACGGACCATAATGCAGGGCGCTGATAGAACTCTGCTTCATGGCAAGCACATCCGTCAGGATCTGGGCACCTGTCAGGGGGGTATTCCATGCACCTGTAAGGGAACCAAGATTCCTGTCGGGCTCATTGAGATAACTGTAAATCGTGCCCCCGCCGTAGGTGTAGCTGGTAGCGGTGAAAAGCATGGTTTCCAGTTGGGCAGCCACCTTCCTAGCTGCACGCTCTGCACTGGTTGTGTCAAGCGGATTGCCCATGTTCCGGCTGGCCGCAAGGACACGTGCATTAATCTCATAATCCACGTGGATGATAGGAAGGGGCAAATAGGCCGTCTCGAAGTTCGGACGGTCACCAACGGAACGGGTTACCCCATCCATGGTCAGTGCCGCTTCCATAGCATCGGACACCGTGTGATATTCAAGGACTGTGGTGCCCATAGCATTGCCAAGGTCAAAGGTCAGACCGTTGCTGATAAGGTCCTGAATGCCATTCAGTCTCGTTTCAGAAATCTGAAGGACAACCTCATCAAGCCTGATCCATTCATCCCTTCGCAGGGTTGCATTGGTCTGGATCGGAACATTGACATAGCTTGCTGGTTTGTTCGGGTCCCCACCACGATAACTTGTGATGTAGACCTGACCCGTTCTGGGGTGTATCCATGGACGCATTCTGCCAACATCCAGACGGCCATTGCCCATCATATACTGGGCCATTTCTCCTTGGCCACCTGACCTACCCAAAAAATCAATATTAATCTCGTTCAACTAAATCACCTCCTTCATGAACTACATTCTGCGGACTCTGATCCGCTTGTTATAGCCAATTCCGCCACTGGATTCCTCTACACCACTTGACGTGTTAAGGGCCAGGGCTTCAAGGGCCTGTGCGACAATCTGAAGTGGGTTGACGGTAACGCTGCCCCCTTCACTCACATTCCAGGATTCGGTTTCTGCTACGTGGAGTCTCAGATAACCGTCACCGTTGGAAGCAAGCCAGCTACCGATGACAACTACTTCACCATCTGCAAGGATGGCAAAGATTTCATCACCGGCACCTGGGGTCCAGCACTGGACCTGTTCACCAGAAGTATAGTTATCGTCAATGTCCCTGCCCTGGAGTTCGTCTTCCAAAGCAAATTCAGGGAAAGCATTGCCTTCAGCAGTCGAATGCGCTTGCATCGTGCCAGCAGCAATGATTTCGATCAGCATGCCAGGGGTAATGGTCCCGGCAGCCACCCTTTCATTGATGACATCATTATGCTTCTTCAGCTTGATGGTGTTGTATCTTCCTGTTGTTGCACCTGTGGTCAATTGATTCACCTCCTTCGTATCGTGCTAGTTGGATTCGGTTGTGCCCATACCTGTGGGCATTAGGACATCGTTGTCCTGGTTGTCAAGGATGGTTCCCGATGCTGCCAGGGAATAGTCCACAGGGCGATTCTGGTTGGCCATCTGGGCCAGTTTTTCCAGTTCGGGTGTCTTCATCGCCTTGAGTTCGTCTTCCGTGTAGATGCTAGGACTGTTGGTGGTTACCTGTGTGACCAGTTCGGTTCTTCGCTGATCATTCAGGGCCAAGCCTTGACGGATGTTGGCCTGGATTTCATCAGGCAGCAAGCCGAGAGCTTCCTCAGTGGTTGCAAATTGCGCCTTGATGATACCCTTGACTGCCTCTTCATCCATCTGTGGTGCAGCACTGGCTGCAGCCCCATCCTGTGCGGCATCACCTGTTGGGGTGTCGTCACCCTCGGTGGCACCATCCGGTTCGGGGGTGTCAAGGATTCCCTGGACCCGTTCGTCACTCAGGGTCATCAAATAATCCTTGTCTTCGTCCGTCCAGTGCAGGTGGTTCATCTGCAGGATCTTATCAACATCACATGCTGTTGCCATAGTCGTTCCACCTCCTTCATTATTGGTGTTTGTATCTGGGGCCACTGCCTGACCATTGCTAATGATCGTGACCTTGGTCCCATCTTCGTTGACAGTTATGAAGTCGACTTGCCGGATGACTTCTTCAGGTTCGCCTTCAAATTCCACCACTCCGTCATCATTTGTTGAATAGGAGCGTCTGAAAAGTGTGGATGCAGCAGTATCCCTGCGTTGGACTTCATAGATGAACGTGTCATCGAAAGTCTCTGTCAGGAAATGCCATTTGATATCATCATCCATACCGTCTAATTTAGACTGGATTTGGTGCATGATATCCCTGAATCCACCAGAAGCGCTTTCATCCACTTGGATGACCTGGTGCCCTTTGCCTGTTAGTGCTTTGATTTCTGCTATGGTCTTTGCGTCAATCGCTATATCACCTCCCTGCTGATTGGTTCTTACACCACAACCGTCTGCCCATGAGCATGCACCTTGTCCACCAGGTAGCAGGGCCAGATGATCTGGTCTGTGATTCCTGGCTATCGCAGTGTATGCTTCCCCTTGCCATTCTCCCGATGTGGGTTCATCATCGGTAAACACGCCGATACTCACGTCCAAGGGCCGGACCTGCCTTATATAACCCAGAGCCTGGGGTGAGTGCTGGCGAAGTCGTTCTTCATCGAGCCACGCTTCTGCACGTAGCTTTCCATTGGAATATCTGGTGTGATAAACACGGCCAACACGATTCTGTTCTATCGTTTCAGGACTGTTTGCAGATATCGGATTCCCTGCCCCGTCCTGTGGATGCTGGATTGTCACAGGGATACCGTCCCATGATGCCGGATAACGGCCAAGGTCTTCACCCTGGTGTAGAAGGGGACCGGCTGACCCACTGTGGACGCCTTCAACCATCATGATGACCGGAACCACCAGGTGTTGCCGTCCTTCGTGCTGTTCTGTTCTGATCGTATAATCGTTGACCTGTATGATAATCATGGGGACCTCATCTGGTGCTTGCGATTGGTTGTTTTCTACTGTGCCATTGGCCTGGCGTATGGCGCTGGCTTCACAGGATGACTGGCTTCCGTCATCTGCAATGCAACTGGCTAAGGCCGAATTGGCTACAGCCACCCACTGTCGTTTCTGCCTGGCGGTAAGTCCGGACTTGAATCCTTCTACATCATCGACTGTCCAGGGCATCGTGTGGCCTCCATTGGCAACAAAAAAGGGGCAAGTATGGGAAGGGGATCTCTCCCCTTGTATGGCCCCATACTTGGCCCCTTTATTGCTGTCCTTCAGTTAATTAGGCTGAAGTTAGCCAGTGATATCGATTGTTTTGGATGGTATCTTCCATATCCTTTGTCAAATGTCAATCTGTTTCATCGGCTTCAGGGTCTACGGGCAGCCAGATGCATCTGCACTGAGGATGCCGAGGAATTACACCCCTGGCTTCTTCTATGGTGAAAATCTTTTCATTCAGGCTTGCACAGATCACACACACACGGCTGTCACCAGCCGTCCTGAATTCTACTTCAGCCGTCACGCCAACCACGCCCCAGTTTTCAAATTCCTGCAGCTGTGCTTCGGCATGTGCCCTGATGATTTCGGTCCTGGCCAGGATCTTGGCACGTCTTTCAGCAGGTATGAACCTGCCAAGCGTGTCAGTGATTCCCAGGTCACCCATGGGGCCACTGATTGTCCTGTTGAGCAGCCTGGCGATTTCCCTTGGCCCCTTACCATCGGCCATGGCCTGTGCAAGCACCCTGGCTATCTGAGTTTCCATGGTGCCAGTGATTCCACGAAGATCTGAAAATGTCCTTGTGAACAGAAGGCCCACACGATCTGCATGGAAAGGCTGATTGAATATGGCTTCGATCCCACCGAGTTTTTCTATGGATGGAATATCCCAACCGGCCTTGATCAGTTCCTGGTGACCCTTTCGTATGCCCTGCTGGTATGCACTCTGGATGTAGACATCGGTCCACTGTGGCTGAATCCCCTGGCCTAGCTGTGGGATCGTGGATGCTTCCAGTATGCCCTGTTCCACCTGTTCGTTCAGCCACTCCATGAAGGCTGATACCTTCTGCCTGGACGTGTTGAAGGCAAATGCTCTGGGGCCTGGGGTTCGCATCTGATAGGTCTTCAATCCACGATCAAGGGAAAACAGGGTCAATGGCAGCGTGGTTGTGGTAGATCCGGTCATCAGGCCAAACACGTCTTCATCGACTATAGCCCGCCAGATGATGCCACGCAGTTCACGGAACCTCTTGCCCATGTCGGATGCAAATGCGTTTCGCAGGGTCAGGGTGTGGGACGGGTCCACCTGCTGGTATGTAGCAATAGATACCCCGTTCACACCGATTGATTTATGTTGTCTGGCAGATTGCGCCATGCAGTTCACCTACCTGTTTGCGACTAATATTCTCAAGGTTCTATCATCAGTCCTTCCTGCAGAACTGACTATCCTGTTGGTCACATCGTATCTTTCTCTTGCAGTCCCACCACTCAGCCATATAGTGGTAAGCTCTGTGCTTTCGGATTCGCTGTCTTGTGTTATCCCGGAAGGGACAATCCAGGTGGACGTTGATATGGTTTCCCCTGTGGTCAGCCAGTCCGACCAGTCGAACCCATAATCCAGCACCGCATTTGGATCCTTTGTGAATTCCTTGACAACCGTCATAATGCCCCTTTCTATGTTACCGACCTTACCGTGTAAAATCTGCTTTCAGCGTCCACAATTGGAAACCTGTTCTCTTCGGACACAATTGGAAACCTATTTTCAGCTGCTACTTCAAACAGCCTACCCGCCTCAACAAATAGCGAAGTCAAATCCAATCCACTGTAGGAAAAAGCAATTGCCTGTCTTTCTTCCCGGACTATCCCAGCTGTGTCAGGGGTCATGCCCATCCTGAATGGGAGAAGAAACCCGTAGGCGGATCTTCGATTGAGTTCTGTATCCAGTGCCATAATCTATCCGCTCACAAATTTGCCCTTGGTGAATATCGTTCCATTGTCAGAAACTGGTGCTTGGTGGTCCACCGTGACCCCATCATTAGCATAGACCTCTTCCAATAATGTTGTCTTGTTAACTTTGCCCACATTCCGCATGAACTTATAGAGATAATCCATCTTAAGATTCGTTGTTGCTGATTCCGGCAACGCACCTTGTCCTGGTTCACCTCTCGCAGCTGTCAATGTATCCAAGTCTGTCTGTGCAGCAGCAATGGCAACCATTGCCCTTGTGATGTCCGCATTGGGAAGGACCGCATAGACTGTTTCGCCATTCACAGGATTCACTATCCAGTCCCTGTCCACGGTGGCAACCTTGGTCGTGCCGTTGTATGCTATGATCGTTCTCTCCTGATCCTCTCCCGTTCCAGCAAACAGGAACACACTTTGGCCCAGATAAACATCATCCTGATCACTCGCAAGTGTATTCAATGTGATAGTATCATCGCCACCGCCTGTCACCAACCCTTCATTGACATGGGTATCGCCGGAAGATCCGACTATGGTGTAAGCACTTGTGTCATCAGGTATCACCTTCCATGACCTGTTGATATAAGCAAATTTATTATCCCCGTCATATTCAAAAATTTGCCTAGACTGACCCATCCCCAATCCACCAGTAATCACAACAATAGCTGGATCATATGCACCATCGTCTGAACTTGCATCGTCATCCAATTCGATCCTGATAGCCGTGTTGGCCGTCCCGGCAGTATCGGGGCTTGTCCCTGTCAAAACGATATTGCTTGCTATGTCCCGCAACCTACGGCCAGCAGATGTAGCCACATTGTGTGTCGCTGCTGTTAGCT